ATGTTAGGGAGTTGGCAATATGAGTGAAGAAGTATTAGAACAGAAATTACAAAAGATTAGGGAAATTGGCGAAAACCATGCCAAAGCTAAAGCAGAACTATCAAGACTAGAACATGGTAGAAAAATATTATTAGCAGTATTAATGAAAAAGTTTATGATTAATTCTAATACGGGCAAGTTAGATAGTGCAGTTGCCCAAGATCGTGAGGCAAGAGCAAGTGATGAATATAAAGCACATATTGATGAACTTGCAAAAGCAGTAAAGGAAGAGGCCAAATGGAACTGGGAAAAGAAACTTGTAGAAATGAATTTTGAGAAATGGAAAACAGAAACAATAAGTCAAATGAAGGAGTATAAAAATTATGGGAACAAAATCTAAAATAAAAGATATTCCATTATATACTTATGATAAATATGAGTGTTGGTGGGAAGATCATGCGAGTGCTTGTGAGTGGAAGTCTATTAAAGACGCAGAAAAAGATAAGCCCGAAATTTGTTTTACTGAAGGTTATCTATTAAAAAAAGATAAAGATTGTCATATATTTGTCATGTCGTTTTCGGGTGATGAAATTGGGGATGAAATGATTGTTGCCAATAAAAATATATTAGCATTAAGAAAGATAGGAACTAAAACATTTTACGAAAAGGATTTTGTTTATGGCGAGTGGAAATAAAACAAAACATGAAAAAGAACACATGAATAGGATCGCAGAATTCGGGTGTATAATTTGTTATAAAATGGGTTTTCCTAAATCCCCGTGTCAATTACATCATATAAAAGATAAACGAGGACTATCAAAAAAGTCTTCAAATTATGAGGTGATTGGTTTATGCTACGAACATCATTTAGGCAAAACGGGTTATCACACTTCACCAAAAAAATTTACTGAAAAATGGGGAACACAAAAAGAATTGCTAGAGTTAAATTTAAAATTAGCACAATGTTGCGGGG